AGTGGGGAATGTGAATGATTCGTAATCTGGATACTCGGGGTCTTGTCCGCGTGTGAAAAGTGTATGGAACCAACTATTGATGCCCTTTGGAGTTGATATTATTATAGCACGTCCGCCCGTATCTGAGAGCGTGGGGCGTAAAACATCTTGCCATGCTTCGGACGATACCATTGCCGCTTCGTCAACTACGAGGAAGTGTACCCCCTCACCACGCAGGTTATCTGGCTGGTCAGTACTATGGAACTGGATCACATTGCCGTTCTTCAATGTAATCTCTAGCGGATTCTTGGTGCTCGATGATATTGCATCATTGAATTCTTTTGTGATAAGTCTATGTGGAATTCGGGCCTGCTTGTAGCTCGGAGCAACCCACCAGCTCAATTTCCCAGGATTTTCCCACGCGAATTTGATTATCTCATTGATGCAACATAGCGTTTTGCCAAATCGGCGCCCACAGTTTACCACTCTGAAACGTTTGTCGCTATCATGGAGGGGAACTTGACCAGGATGAGGCTCATACAGCTTAATCTTTGCGAGCATTGCTATTACCCCATTCAGCTACATACTCCACATTCTCAACCATTGCTTCTACTTGGTGCTTCTCTGTGAACAAGGCATAGCGTTTGCCCAGTAGCTCGGCCGCTCGCGTACGATCCTTTACGGATGGTTCTTTATCTATAACGGTGAACTCTCGCCCAAGCACGAGGGGCACTTGCTCAGTAATTTTACCTTTTGCCACATCAGACAGGAACTCTAACACTTCATCCTGTGACATGATTCGTTCGTTGTCTTTTTCTGCTAGTTTTTGATCTATATATGCTTTAATATGAGCATTCCTCAGCAAACGACTGCCATTTGTGCATGCGGTTTGATTATTTTTGACTGCATATCCTGCTTTCAAATATGCATCTGTAGCATTCAAAGAGGTGATGTAATAATCTGCAAACGCTTTTTGTTTTGGTGTCAGCTTCACTACATCACCTCCAAAAAAAATAGCCCGAAGGCTGATTACGACACTACAAGGAACAAGTGTTACATTTCTCGCACAATATCATTTTAGCAGGGATTTTTGGTCCAAATCGGACAAAAATCGGACATTTAATATTTTGTTTTCAACTTCAGCGCAATCATTTCAACAAATGTCCTCCTCCACCTGAAAACGGTACGCACATCAACATAATTCTCATCTGCAACCTGTTGCCATGTTTTATATGGTCTCAGCCAATACTTGTCATTAAGCACATCATATATCTCAGGATCGAGTGCTAAGATAGCCTCGTGGATAGCTTGTGTTATATCTAACATACGCATTCTCTCATTATGAAGTGCTAATATTTTTACTGAATTGAATGTGGGGTCGCTTATATCGGTGGATCTTATCTCATGTTGAGGAGGAGTGGAAAGGGCAGCTTCAATAGTTAACTCTTCAGCTCGCCGCTTCGTATCATAATAACTGTAAATCTCTTTCTCAATGTAACGGAAGGTGGATTTATGAAGTTTCATATTCCTCCTCCAATAGCTTCATTAGGGTATTCCCATCAACTTTATATGCTTTGCAGAGCTTAAACATGGTTTTAATACTTGGAGTTATTCTTTTCCCTATTTCGACGTTAGTAATATATGAAGTAGATAATCCAGAGAATAGGGATACTTTCGCTATTGTCATAGGGGCCATTAACCGATGATATCTCAAAAACATTCCAAGACTAGTAGGATTATGCTTTACTTTATACGTTTCCTTTACCCAATCACGCTGTTCTTTAGTTAACATCTCTACTCACCCTCACCTCTACACGTTCGTTTTCTTCTTTCTTCACACTTACCTTTTCAATCGTTGCTTTGACTACCTGTGAATCATCGTGGTAAATAATAGAGTTCATACTATCCATGAAGGATTTTAGTAGATTGTCAGCGTCTATTCTTCGTCGTCCTCGTATAAAAGAAACGATGGATAATTCCACAGGGGTTCCTTTATCACAATAGAAACTCGGGTGATTTGATATGGCCTGGGTTGCGATGGTGGAGAAGTAGTCTTTATAGTCTCGGTATCTAGCATAATACGGGTCACGGAATTGTTGTCTTGTAGTAGTTCGGACAAAGGGAACAGCACGGCCAGGGACGATAAACGAAAGGTGTATTTTTTCACTCATCAATTATCCCTCGCTCTATGAATCTAGTTCCCACACTGAAGTATTGGGCGATATCCATGAGCATGTACATGCTTGGTTTTATGTAGTTGGATTCCCACGCGTTAAGTGTGTCCACTGTTACACCGAACTGGAGTGCGAATATGTCTGGTGACAGTGCCCTGCTCATACGCAATAGGCGCAGGCGGTCTCCCATGGTAGGTGCTGTCTGCATTTCATGCGTTATTTTTGATCTCACCTTACAGGTGTATTCCATGTAATAGTGTCGCTTGCAGAGGCCTTGTTTCTCAACTTTGATTGCGCACCCATCTACCGTGCATCGAGAAATGACACCTTCAATCACATCAATATCAACTCCCAATGCTTCTGCTAATTTCTTAGCCTTTGGAGGAGTGGGAATAGCATGATTACATTCCCATGCATTTACAGTAGCCGCGCTTACTCCGACGGCCTTCCCCAATTCTTTCTGTGTGAACTCTTTCTCTGTGCGAAGTGTATTAATTAAATTGTAGATACTACTCATTTCATCACCCACACACATTAATTATTTCCTATTCTTAATAATTCGACATTAATAGATATAAAGCCTTGTTTAATTGGTAAATATTGGTAATAAAAAACCCCTTTTTCAAGGGGCATACTCTTTAACTAAATTTCTAATTACATCATGGATTTGAAGACCTTTTCTTTCACATTTAGTTTTGAAATCATAGTATTCTGTTCGAGTTACTTTAGATGAAATATGGAAATTACATGGTTCTGGAGAGGGAGTATCCTTTTTATCATCGTATTTTTTAGTTTTCTTTTCACCCGTATTTATATCGAGTAGCTCAGGAAGAGCTATATTCAGGAAATCTGCTATGATATGTAGTTGAGGGGTTCGAGGATATTGGGGATTTTGTTCCCAGTTTCGAACAGCCGAAGCACTTACACCCATCAAATCCGCCAATAATGCTTGAGTTAAATTATGTTTTTTTCTAAATTCCACTAACTTTCTTGATACAGGATTCATACTTTTTTCCTCCCTTTTTTTCTTCTCATCCTTCCAGTCATCAATTTCAATTTTCTTTTTCAATTGAGAATCCAATTGGTACTTCTCCACCCAAGGATTGGCGGTAATCTCTGGCTTTTTCTTAATAAGGGGGTTGTCCAGGTATTCAGCACCCTTTACAATGCGATCGAGAATTTCAAAATAATCCTCTTCCGTCATTGCCTCATCTCTTTAAAACTTTGATTCCATCCAGAGAATATATATTTAAAATTATGAACTCCAATATCCCTCCCTTTTGCTATTGTGGAGTTTATCACCCGATCATGGGGATGGGATTCCTCACCCTTTTTTTCTTCTTTCTCATCTGTCCACAGGAATTCCACAACATCAGCGTCCTGTTCAATATTTCCACTTTCCCTTAAATCTGATAGCAATGGTTTCTTATCTGCTCGCTTTTCAACTTCTCTATTGAGTTGTGAAAGCAAGATGAATGGGGAATTCAATTCAACTGCTATGCTTTTTGCCTTGTTGCTCACCTTACCTACAGCCTGTGAATATGTTTGTCCTGCATGATGAGGAATGTTCATTAATCCCAAATAATCTACAAATATAGAATCTATCTCTCCACATTCTCTCTTTATGGATCTGCATATTGTTCTTACCTCATCAATGCTGTAATGGCCACGATCTTGGAAATACATTCGTGTTCCTTGAAGTTCATCTAGGGCATTCTTTATTTTGTTCAACTCTGATTCTTGTAGACGCTCCCCATCCTTGAAGCGGTGTGATCTTATTCTAGAAAGTGGAATAGCCGTCATCGAGGAAATAATCCGATTAATAAGCTCATTAGTTTTCATTTCATTACTAAATACAATTACCGCCCCCTTTTTATTCAGAGCAATGTTTCTAGCCATAGCAAGCATCTTGGCTGTCTTCCCGACCGATGGCCTAGCCGCAAGAACATAAAGCCATCCCCGACCCAAACCCTTCGTCCACTTATCAAACTTGCTGAATCCCGTTGAAATATAATCCGTCTTCTCCTCGAGATACATTTCATATTCACTCCTTGTAGTTTCGAATGAACTAATTGTATCGCTTGTTCTAGTCCTTATAGAGTCGGTCAATGACTCTACTTCTCTGTAAAATTCCTCCTCATCTTCATAGTTCTTATCAACGAGATTCTTTATTGAATCCGCTATATTTATTGCTCGGCGGCGAAGAGAAAATTTCTTGACTAGCTGTGCATGGTATCTAGCATCGGCAATGGAGGTAACATGCGAAATAATCCGTGATATGTAATCAAATCCCCCTGTGATTTCTCCTAACCGATCAAATCTGATTAACATTTCTGTAAGAGTTACAACATTGATAATTTTGTCATTTTGGTTCATGTAGTCAATTGCCGTCCATATCATTTCATGAACAGGTTCTATAAAGTCTCGTGGCTCTATAATAAGATTTATTTCATCAATTACGGAATTATCAATTAGAACTGATCCTATAAGGCAACGTTCAGACTCTATAAGTAGATTCTCTTGTATGGTAGTCATTTCTGCTGTTTCTCCTTTTTCCAGTTATAGAAACCATCTAAGTCACTTGGATTTTTACCCTGTGCTATCCATTCGTGCATCAACATAGCATCCTTTTCCTTCTCACTCCATACCTCTTTGTCTCGGATGGGTACTACTTTCTTCTTGTCACTAATCATTTGGGCATACAAGGTATCAAATTGTTTACGGAACTTTCCGCCCGACAATACCCTCGATCTCCAAAACTCATGTTCGGCCGCCCACCGCAACGTGGATTTTATATCCTCCATACCATGCTGATCAAGGGCGTGTAACTTACGAAACTCATCACACCATAATTGAATATTCTTAACTTTGTATTTGGGATTCCACTCATTGATACGTTCTAGTAGTTGGTTTGACAATTCCATTTCCACACAGTCGTCAGCATATGTTCTTGATGCTGACCTTAGGGGTCTAGGTTTCGAAGGTGTGTTATTCTTTTCTATTCTATTCTCTTCTAGAGCGTTACGTAACGTTTCAGTAGCGTTACTTGTAACATTACATTCATTCAAACGCTTACGTTCTCTATGTTTTCGGACCCGTTCCCTGTTCTTCTCCCTGATGGCTTCGAGCTGTTCCACATTTTGATGCTTCTCCCAATTAATGATACACATGCCTGAACCCCTTGATACATCTATCATTCCGAACCCCTTCAGAACCTCTAATGCACGTTGGATCAAACTTTCATTACGTCCGTAGATGACACTGAGCATCTCTAACGAAAAAGGAGTTCCAGGATTCAAATAAATCATTCCGTCATCATTGATTTTCCCAGCATGCGTAAGCATTTTGAGCCATATTACAATAATAGAATCTCCCTGATCCATCTGCTCAATGAGCCTAATTTTTTCATCATTGAACATGTCCACCTTTAGCTTGATCCATTGCACATTGTTCAAAACTGACCACTTCCACCTTGTAATTTTGGGGTAATAATTACTACTTATTACATGTAACGTTACACCCGTATAAAATTATTCATTATCATAAGTAGGATTTATATCCTCCTCTATGACAAAATATCTATCCGTGAGGCATTAAAATTGTGAGTGTATACCTTTTGGCCGTCCTTCTCATAGCTCGATGTTTGGTAGGAAGCCACAACGCTTACAAGTGTACCCTCTGTTAAATCCCTAATGCTCTCAGCGATATCACGCCATGCCTGAATAGGTACAAAAGTAAATCCTTGATGTGAGGGAACTTTAATCATTAATCGGCAATGAGGTACACCTGTGGTGGTGTATTTAATCTCTGGTGACTTATGTACGTGACCAATGAAGCTACAATTATTCATTCACATCACTCCCATACTTGTAATTATCAATCATCCTTGCCTGAGCCAATTTAAGATGGTAGTTCCTCATCTCTACATCATGAATCATCTGTCTCATAGCCTGATAATTACCTGTGGAGAGGAAATGTTTTAAATTCTGCATTTCCCCATATTCAAGGTAATACTCCATCACATCGCCTCCAGTTTCATAAGTCTCGCTTTTCTGATCATGCTCACAATCAATTGGTGATCAGCACACTCAAGTAAATCATTCAACTCTTTGTACTCTTCTGCGCTTAAAGCTGCTCGTGAAGATTTCTTGCAGTGGTAATACATCAGAGCCTTTTGTTGTTTCTCTGTCAGTCCACTTGTGATGCCAAAGAATCTTTTCATTTCCCTACGTTGGTCAAGCTGTTTGAGCGGCAAATCCGTTTGTTCTGCAGAACAAACTTTCTCATTCTTCGCCCATGAATTACTTTGCCCGTATTGCTTCTTCTGCCCATAGCTCGAGGAGGAATCCCGTGTATAGCTGTTTGTCTGTTTCTTAGTACCATCACTAGGCTTTACCCCATCTGTGTCCTCCATGGCTAAATTTAGAGCCGTGCAAAGTGAGTATCTACGTGCATATGTAATATCGGTTCCTGTTTCCTGGGCAATATTCTTACCCTTGGATACTTCCTCTATGGGAATCATTACGGGATCGAAGTGGATGTACTCTCCGCTAGTGTGGTGAATTAATGTGGAAACCCCTACATGGGTATCAGTATGGTGATTGTTTTGACCAACCCACAGACCAAGCTTTGATAATATGGGTCTAATTGTATTTAATGTCTCGGTGAGATTAGCATATTTGTAGTTATACCCATCACTTTTTTTCTCAACATTCGGACATTCCATAGTAAATTGAATCAATGCCTTAGTGATGTTTACTGTACTCTCGCTCATTTTCATGTTATAATCTCCTTGTCTCTAGTCATGTTGTATATATCAATTACATTTAACGTCTTCCTGTTACCTCAGGAGGCGTTTTTCATT